AGGCACAACGGAAAAAGAAGAAAAACCAGAGTTCACTGTTATTCAGCAACTTATTCAACGCTTAGATCACCTCGCTGACAAAGAGCCTCCAATGTCCGTAACTGTTGACGGAGATAAAGTCACAGTGACAAAGGGTTCTGACACTATTACTACTTCAAAATGAACAAAGTATTTACTCACCTCTTGACTGGCAAGGATAATCAAACCCATGATATCGCTCGTTGGGCATGGATGGGTGGATTTCTTTTAGTAGCGATTGCAGCTATGTATCAGATTTATTTGAATCATCCTATAAGCCTGACTGAAATTGCTGAATCATTAGGTATTGTTTCGGGCGCGGGAGCAGCCTCTGTTGCAGGTAAACAATTGTCAGGAGCCGAACCGAATGTTCCCCCTTCCAATTAGTGTTTACGTTTGCATTGCGGTAGCCCTCGGTAGCGTATTTGTTACGCACCGTGTTGATGGGTATTATTCTGAGAAAGAAAAGTTAGAAGCCGTTCAGCATGCTGTTCAAGTTCAAAGTGAAATAGTGCAGAGCCAAGCGGTTATATCCCAACAAACTCAAAAGGACAAAGATGATTTACAAGTTCGCTATGATAATGCTGTTGCTCAGCTGCGCGGGTTGCGCGACTCAAACATTTCAAACGGTCAACCCGCCCCCGCTCCAATACCAAGTCAAGGACTCAGATTACTTGAGCCAAATGCAGAATTTCTTTATAACTTTGCAAAGCAATGCGCCGATACCGAAGTAGAACGCAATGACGTTATTAATAAGTATAATGCTTTGATGGTGAGTAAATGAATCAAAACTTTGAAAAGTCCCTTGACATGCTACTTGAATCCGAGGGTGGATTTGTAAACAACCCGAAGGATCCAGGAGGTATGACTAACCTCGGAGTTACAGCGGCTACTTGGGCACAGTTTAAAGGTCGCACGACCAGTGAGAAGGAAATGCGTTCTCTTGACAAAGATGACGTTGCACCGCTTTATGAAAAGAAATACTGGGACGCATGCAAGTGCGACGATTTACCTTCAGGAATCGATTACCTAATGTTTGACTTTGCGGTAAACGCTGGTCCTGGCAGGGCGATAAAAGTGCTTCAGAAGGCAATCGGCGTACCTGAAGACGGTGCAATTGGTCCAGTTACACTTCAAAATATTGAAGTCATGGACAAAAATGATTTAATCACTCGATTCTCAGAAGCTAAAAAAGAGTTCTATGAATCATTACCAACCTTCCCTACGTTCGGTAAAGGTTGGCTCGCCCGCATTGACACTGTACGCGGTAATGCTAGTCGGTTATTAGGATAATATATGAGCACTCCAGCCTACGCAATGACGTATGATAATTTGACTTCTAACGTACTCCAGTACTTAGAGCGTAAAGATGCGTCCGTTGTTGAGCAGATTCCTAACTTCATCATGCTCGCTGAATTTGAAATCGCGGAGATGATGAAGTCATTAGGTCAGCAACAAGTTGCCGAATCAGTTATGATGGCTGGAAATCCTGTTATCCCGAAGCCTGCAAGATGGCGCAAAACAACTTCATTCAATATTACTGTAAATGGTAAGAAGCAACCTGTTTTCCTGCGTAAGTATGAATACCTAATTAACTATGCTCCGAGCAGCACTAGTGAGAGCACTCCACTTTATTACGCTGATTATGATTACGATAATTGGCTCGTAGCGCCCACCCCAGATCAGAATTATGCTTTTGAGGTATTGTATTATGAACGAATTCAACCGTTATCTTCAGAAAATCAAACAAATTGGCTTACACGCAATGCACCTAATGCTATGCTTTATGGAACATTGCTACAGGCTATGCCGTTTCTTAAGAACGATCAGCGTGTAATCTTTCAACAAAAGTACACCGAAGCAATCACTGCATTGACCAATGAAGATAAATTGCGTATCGCCGATCGTCAAGCTATTTCTCAGGACTCTTAATCATGGAATATACTTCACCTTTTACTGGCGCGACAATCTCCCCTTCTCAAGTCGGGTACATTGACCTTACCATTTCTGCCAATACGTATTTAGAATGGCCAATCAACGGTAATGACACTGTTGACGTAGCCGCGAATATTATTGAAGTAACCGCGACTACTGGCGGCTTAGAATTACTCATGCCCCCTGCGGCACAAGTCTCAGTAGGTCAAGCAGTAATTATTCGTAACATTGGTTCAAACCCTTTTACTGTTACTAATAACGGTGGCGGCACGCTACTTTCAGTAAACTCTGGGGTAGCTTATTATCTTTATTTGACTGACAATTCAACTGTTAACGGAACTTGGTCTAACGTCACATTCGGCGCGGGAACTTCAGCTGCCGATGCCGCTACCCTCGCTGGTTACGGTTTGACTGCGATTGGTCCTACTTTGAATCAGTCTTACTCAGTTACTAATTACTATGCTAGTTCAGCTTTAACTGCTACGGCTCGTGCCCAATTTGCAGTATGGCAAGGTGGTGCGGGAACTTTAACTCTGCCTTCTGCTTCAGCTGTAGGTGCGAATTGGTTCTGCATGTTCCGTAACAACGGTTCAGGTATCCTCACCATTGCCCCAGTCGGTTCTGACACTATTGACGGTAACGTAAGCGACCAATTACAAATTACTGAGTCTTTTGTAGTGGTTTCTAACGGTAGCGGATGGAATACGTTCGGTTACGGTCAAGCAGTTCAATTTGCGTTCACTCAACTCTCATTAGTCGTGACAGGCGGAACATTAACTGAATCTGCATCTCAAGCGTCTAACTTGATTCAAGAGTTCACTGGGGCTTTGACCTCGAATCAAGTTATCATCCTGCCGCCTACAGTTCAGCTGTATACTATGACTAATAATACCACTGGTTCATATACTTTTACAGTTAAAACAACCTCGGTAGGCGCAGCTACGGTTACAGTGCCACAGGGAACTTCCCTTGTGTTAATTTGTGACGGAACTAACGTGTACAACGCGGCTTCTGGTTCGTCAAGCGTTATTACCTCTTTGACCCTCGGTAACGGCTCACTGGCCACTCCTTCACTCAAGTTCACTGGTGATTTGAACTCAGGTTTATACCTGCCGTCTTCAGGTCAAATGGGCGTTGTGATTTCAAATGCATTAGCGGCACTATTTAGTTCAAGGGGATTATACGTACCTAACGGTATCGGTGGAGGCAACTTTTGACCACTGACGTCTATAACCTATCGGTAGCTCCTGGGATTCAAAGAGACGGAACTCTCTTTGATGCTCCCTGCTACGTTGACGGCGTATGGGTGCGCTTTCAGCGCGGTCGCCCTCGTAAGATCTGGGGTTACAAAGGTGTATTTCTGAATGCTCCTGGTGTCACTCGTGGGATGATTATGCAATCCCAAAACGGTGAAAACTATGTTTACGGCGGTTATTCAGATTCACTGCAGTATTGGCAAACAGACAATGACGATGGCGTGGGTTCTGGACCATACCCGATCACTTTAAATAACTTTACTGCTAATGCTAATAACCTCTGGCAGTTTGATATTTCTTATGATTCAGCAGGTTCAGGTGCTTTAACCGTCATTGCCCATCCAGGACAAAATTTAGAGGATATTGACAGTACAGTAAATACTCCTGTTCTTTACGGAACATTTCCTGGTGGTTCAATGTCTAAAGTAGGTGTGTTTACCGCTACGGGAACTGCCACTGGAACTACTATTTCTATACCGTCTATAAACAGACTAATTGGCGTAGGTCAGACTGTTACTGGCACGGGTATTGCGGCTAATACCGTAGTGACTGGAGTAACCGTAGTAACTAGCCCTAGCCCATTGACCACTGTTACAATTAACAACGCAGTTAGCGGTAGCCCTACTTCATTTACTTTTGACAATAATATTTCCGTCTCAGGTGGATGTGTTATGCTGTATCCTTACCTGTTTGTTTATGGTAATAACGGCTTACTGAAAAACAATTCAGCGGGAGACCTGACAAATTGGGTCGGCGCAGATTCAAACGAGAACAACGTAGCTGCTACAAAGATTGTTAAAGGCTTAGCAGTGCGTGGCGGTACAACAGCGCCAGCTGGCTTATTCTGGTCATTAGATTCTTTGATTCGCGTGGTATATAACCCAACCAACGTCGGCACATCAACAATCTACTGGACGTATGATATTGTAACTAACCAGACTTCAATCCTCTCATCTCAATGCGTTATTGAATATGACGGTATTTACTTCTGGTGCGGTGTTGACCGATTCCTAGCATATAACGGAGTTGTTCAAGAAGTACCGAATGATATGAACATGAACTACTTCTTTGACAATTTGAATTACGTTCAAAGACAAAAAGTATGGGTTAGTAAAATTCCTCGTTGGGGTGAAATCTGGTGGTTCTACCCTAAAGGTGATTCTGTTGAATGTAATGATGCTATCATCTACAACACTCGTGAAAAGAAGTGGTATGATGCAGGTCAAGCCCTAGGAGCTAATCGTTCATCAGGTGCATTCTCTGAGGTATTCCGCTATCCTGTTTGGGCTGGTAATGAACCTAACGTATTAGGTCAATACACTGTCTGGCAACATGAAATCGGTGTTGATGAGGTTTATCTTAACAATGTGAACGCTATTGAGTCTTCTTTTGAGACTAATAGCCTCGGCTGGGTGAACGGTGGTCCAGGACCAAAACAAATTAAAGGTTTAAACCGTTGGATCCGCGTTGAGCGTGTCGAGCCAGACTTCGTTCAAGTCGGTGAGATGAGCCTCGTTGTAACTGGTAAGTCTTACGCTGATGACGTAAATGAAGATTCAGACCCTTACGTCTTTGACCCAGACACCCTCAAGATTGACATGCGTGAACAAAGACGTGAATTGCGGTTAAAATTCATAAGCAATACCGTCAACGGAAATTATCAATTAGGTAATGTATTAGTCAGTGCCGACATTGGTGATGAGCGCGGAACAGGTAACCCATGATAACCTACGACCCTCGCGGAATGACTTGGGACAAGTGGTGCGCCTTGATGGCGGAACTATTTGCTCCGAATCAACTAGGAACAGTGCCTGAGGACAAATGGCGTGATTGGGCTAGCGGTATGCAGGGAATTGGATATTTTGTTAATTCAGGAACTCCAGACCCAAGGTTGTTTGATGATTGGCAACAGTGGGCAGAACAATTAGTAGGTATTATGACGATACGGAAACACAAATGAGACCTTCAGAGATTATCAAAAAAGAGGCTGAAAAACATGGATTGGATTCAACCAAAGTCCTAGTCAGCATTCAATACATTCTAACACACAAATTAGGATTTCTTTTAAGCAAGGGAAATTCTGTTTTGTTATTAGCAAAGATCGGCGATAATGAGTACGAAACTCATTTATTTACTGAAGACTCTCCGCTAAAATTGGCTCAAGCTATGATATCTATTTTTCACGATATTGAAAAGCTCAAGGTAAAAGCTATCTACGGAAATGCTGATAATCCTCAGATTATTAACCTTTTAAAGAAGCTAGCAGATAAAGAAGGCACAGAGATTCAAGACCCAGATAAGCCAAATTATAACTGGATGATACGTTTATGAGATACACATTAGATTCAATGCTCCCTGAGCGGGCATTCCAAAAACGATTAGGCGGATATGGTCCTGCTACTTTAGAAAACGGTGGCGGGGGTGGTGGTATTATGGCTGTCGTCGCAGTGGTTGCTACCGTGGTTGCAGCCGTCGCTACTGACGGTGCTTCCCTAGCTGCTGAAGGTGCTATTGACGGCGCGGCTGCGGCAGCTGATACAGCTGTTGCTACTGACACTGCCGTTACTGCTGCTGACGTAACTGCTACTACTGCTGATGCTGCAATTACCACTGGAACTGAAGCGGCTGCGGGAACTGCCGCTGCTGATACCGCTGTTACTACTGGGACTGCCGTAGCTGAAACAGGCGCGGAAGCCGCTGCCTCAAATGCAGCTGCAACCGAAGCCGCAGGAACAGTAGCAGGTGAAGGAGCAACTACTGCAGGAACTACTGCCGCTGGTGACGCTGCCACTAATGCGACTGTTCAACAGGCTCTGCAATCTGCTGGTACTGGTGCCCTAAAGAGCGCGGCTATGAATAGCCTAGGTCAATTAGTAGGGACGGGTTCTATTGACCCAAATAAAGCTCTGAATGCAGGCTTGACTGGTGCGGTAGGCGGAGGCTTAGGCGGTGCATTGGGAGCTAACGGTGTTAATCCACTTGTAGCTAATGCTTTAGCGGGAACTGGCGCTGGCGCTGCGGGTGCTTCTTTGAACGGCACTGACGTAGGTCGTGGTGCTTTGATTGGCGGCGCGGGTGGCGCGGCTACTGGCGCGAGCCAAATGATTGGTCAAGCAGCTGGGTTAGATCCAACCCTGCAAGGTGCTTTGACTGGCGCAGTTAAAGGCGCAACCCTA